CTTCCGTTCTTCTGCCTCGTGGTACGCCGGGGTGCGCCCATCCGCGACCATCGCCGTTACAAAGCCGCTACCAACTATGTTGTCAATAGCGGCGGCTACCCCGTCGGGGTCCGACTGCCCGGTGATTGGGTCTATTGCAAACTTGTCTAGTTGCTCAAACCCTTTTCGGGCGCGAAGATCGGTATACAGCCGGCCGGCCATCAGCCTGCGCTGTGCCTGACTCATCCCGTCTTCGGCGAAGATGTCCAGCCCACTCTTCAGAGAGAGGGACCAAGCGTCAGCGAGCGCCGTTTTGAGGGCTGATCGATTAATCGCGGGGTGGATGTCGAGTGCTTTCTTTACTTCGTGTATGAACTTTTGAGCGGGGCGGTCGAGGGTGAAGCGGTCCTCGAAGACTGCGGCTGCCTCTAAGTCATGTGTGCCGACTATCTGCAGCCGGTCGACCTCGAGCTTGGCGAGATCCATCGCCACGTCGTTGACCCCGCCTCCGCGAGTGCCTCCGCGAGCGCGTCCGCTGTAGTAGGAAGATCCCCGAATCTTGGCGTTCTCGAGCCTGGCGATGTTGTTGAGGATGTGCGCCCTTTCGTTGGCAAAGATGCGCATCTTCTCCAGGTCTGCCTTCGATTCCCAGGTCTCGGATTCGAGGATGCTTTGGTACATCCGCTGCTGGAAAGCCGCGGGGTGGTACTTCGCGTAGAGGGCCAGCGCCTGGGTCAGCGTTTGCTGGATATCTTGAAACCCCGAAGGAGTAACGGGCGGGTATGTCGGCTGGGGGAGTGCCATTGTCTATGGTGCCCGGGTGTATGGATCGTATGGGTTGGATTGGTATTGGTACGGATCTGCCTGGGAGTTGTACGGGCTGCGGTAGCCGTAGGAAGCTGCCATGATCATCGCGTCCCGGTTGCGCGCTTGTTCCTCGAGCCACTGCTCGTTGGCCGCCGCTTCTTGCTCCAAAGCAAACTTCGTCATCGCGATCTGCCCGCCGGCCCCAACCGCCGTTGAACCCGCGTTCCAGAACGCAGCCGTCGCTGCGCCTTGGGAGGATGATTTCGCCATCTCGAGTTCCATCTGCAACGCCTCGGCTTTCTCCTTGGCGGCTATCTCTGCAGCACGGATGTCCTGAGTCTGCTGCTCCAGCATCTTTGCCTGTACTTGTTGGGTCGCAACTTCACCCTGGAACAGGTCTCGAGCACCGATAGCCCCCGACCCTGACATCGACTGGGCTTGCTGGAGCTGCCGCTGCTGGGCATCCGTAATGACCCCAGCACGCGCCGCTACACCCTCGGCCTCCATCGAGGCTCGCTGCTCGGCAGTCAGGGCGCCTCCGCCGGCCTGGAGCTCGGCGAGTTTCTTCTCCCACTCCTCGGGGAACATGGCCTTTGCTTGTGCGCGCTCCGCGCCGTAGCGAAGCGCTGCGCCGCCGGCCGCGGCTAAACCTGCAACAAGTAGAGCGCTAACGGGCATGTATCACCTCGATCAGTAGTAGACTTCTAGGGCTATGCCCCAGTTAATGATGGCAGAGCGGTCGATGGTAGACCAGTGTACAAGGCCCACCGATATATCCCGGCCCGTCTTATACACCTTCGTCCCGCTCATATTACCGTACCCGAGCAGGGTGTAGGGGTACCGCGGACCACCCGGGGGGTTGCCTGTTGAGGCGGTCACCCAAGCCTTGTGGTTGTTGACCACTTCCTGAGCGTGCGCTGGGACTATGTTCGTAGTGCCAAGGCTCGAGTCTCGGATATTCTCCGTCACCCACATATAGGCACCCGCACCCTGGGTGCGGTCCCCGTTGTCCGGGCCGTTGTTCGATTCCATCCACCAATGGAAGATGACCGTAGGATGCGGCACGGTCTTCCGTAGACCGATGGTGAATGAGGTCTGCGGAATCGCGGCCCAGTTCTCGAGGGTGGTGGGCTCCGTGACGCCATACCGTTTCCCGGTGAGAAACGCCGTGCCGAACTGGCAGCGAACCAAAGCCCCTCCGTCCCACTGGCTACCCTGGATGCCGGTAACCCCATGCTGAACTCCAGTGATGGGGTCGAGAATCGGAGCCTGGATGTGGCGCGTTTGCACCCACGCTGTATTCTTGAGGTCTGCGGTGACAACGCCCTCGTGGAGATACACCTTCAGCGCATCATCGTTGGCCTTGAGAGCCCCAGCCGAAAGCACGTTCCCATCAACAAACGTGTTGGGGGGAGTGTACGCCATTATGACCCCCGCATATGAACCGCTGAAATACGACCGCTCGAATACGATAATCCCCCAACTGCGTTGATGTCGTACAGCAGCAGGTTCTCGTTGTTCCCAGCAGCCAAGTGAGAAGGGTGAAGGATGCCGGTGAGCTTCACACGCACCCCGTACACCGTCACGGTCCCCGTGGCTGGATACGCCCACATCCCCGACACAGCATAGTAGCCGTGCTCGTTGTGCCCCTCATAGAGAGTTGGGTTTTCGATCTCCCCAGCGGTGGCGATCCCCTCGCTGTACACCGACCACGCACCGACTGTAGAGGTGGCAGCCGTCTGGTGCAGGTAACCACCTTTGTCCGACCCGAAAGTAGACGCAAACCCAGTCTGATTTGGAACCGTCACCCAGGTGGACAACGCCGCGCTGGTGATATCCCACTCAAGGTACATCACCCAGCAGTGCATACCGTCGGTGATATTCCACACACCACCACTCATACCGGGCACTGAGTACAGCCCGGCTGGGGTGGGCACCACGCCTGATCTCCAAGGCGCCCCAACAAAGGTCGGACTCACCGACAAATCCCACCACAACCGGAAGACATCCCCGCTCACGAGAGACCACGGAGCCGCGCTCAGGTCCAGGAAGGTTGCAAGCGCACCCGCCGTCTGTATCTGGTGGTCGAGCAACGCGGCCAAATCTGTAGTGCTCGTCACCGACGTTATAGTCCCGGCCGTGATGTGCATATTGGCGTTGCCGAGCTGAGACTCCTTCGAGTTGAGCACGATGGGCGTATTCGTGAAGTGCGGGATGTCGAACGCCTGGTCACGAGTGTTGTTCGCGTCCAACGCCGGCCCTGGTGGTGCCTGGGTGTAGTCTGAATAGGTATTGTTCAACTCTGTAGCAGAGGTGGTATCTCCAGAATCAACCCGGGTTCTCTCTATTCTACTCATCTCCATCTCCCTACACAGACAACCCGGTTTCCCCAGAGGTGAGCCTGAAGAAGATGAGCCCCAGCGCCCACGTCCGTTATCGCGTCATCCGGCCCGGCGGCCTCTATGCTGAACTGGAGGGTGACCGTCACGTCACCGCTGGGCACCTGCGACTCCCCTACGATGCGGAAGCAATCCATCGCTTTCGCCGGTCCCAGCCGCTCGACCACCACCACATTGTTGTAGAGGATGCGAAGACCCACATAGCGGTCTGCTTGGCGCCCGGGTGGAACGCTGTCCTGCCGGGCGTTCTCGGTCCAGGTCCACCATATCTGTAAGGCGCTGTTGCCAAACCATTCCGTGAGGAGAGATCCCCCCCGAAACCCGGTGAGGCTTGTCTCAAACGCAGTGGTCCAGCCGGAACCATATAGCTGATAAGTGAGCCCCCGGAACTGGCCGGGGTCAGCATTGAGCTGCGACTCCATCACGGCTACTTGCTCGCCTGCCGTCGAGGCCGCCCCGGTTTCCCACGGAACAAACGTCCAGACCTTGTGGCGGGCGCCAGCCTCGATCATCAGCTCGGTGAGGCAGTCTGCCGGGTATTGAGCTCGGTCTAAGCCGGTCATCTGCCCGCGGAACTCCCGGTGCTGGTCGTTGAACTGGTCGGCTTCCACGAGCTGGGCCGGTCGTGCCTCGTGTTGGGTCCACTGCTTCATGCTCTCTTACCGGCGATGACCATTGTTCCCCGGGAAACGTAGTCCAGTTCGTATCCGACAAGCAGGATATCATCGGTGGTCTCGATGCGGAACTTGAACCAGCTACAGGACTGCACCGCAACGGGGATCCGAATCGGGACAAGCCGGGGATCTTGCCACACCGCAGTACCCACAATGCCCGTGTTGTATACCGGCTGGGAAGCCTGATCGGGCGGCTGGTACAAGAACCGCTCGTCGGTGTTGGCCACCGTGTACTCGAAGTCCTTGTACGCCTTGAGCTTCACCGTGACACTGCCCGTGGTCTGAACCCACAGGGTGACGTACTGCACCTGCTTCTTTACCTGGGCGTCCCCGAAGTCATGCCAGCACGATTCGTAGATGGTCGTCGGAGGGGTGCCCACACTGTAGGCATCCGCTACAATCGAACCCCCAAGAGCTCGAGTAGCTGTGACAGCAAACACCCCTGCCGGGCTATCCGCGCCCGCCTCGACCCCTGTGTGGTGCCCGAAGATGAGCGTGCCGTTGTAGGTCCGGTCGATGCACCCCACCGGAAACCCGACTCGGATGCTCCATCCCTTCTTCTCGAGGTGGAACACACACCCAAGACCCGGCCGGTCGTCCCCGTCAACAGGAATGTAGAGGTGGTAGGCCCGCTCCTGGGGCGAGTACCTCCCCACCGCTCGGGCTGCACACTCTTTGGTTAGACGCACCGTCTGCTTTTGGATCGGGGCGCCGAGAGGAACCACCTCGAAGACTGCGCCACCGTCGAGGCCACCTGTCAGGGCGTAGATGCCGTCCTGGG